ACAGATGCTTCTGCGTTTCCAAGTTCAGGATATATTTATGTTCAAACTAAACCTACTGCAGCTCAAACGAGAGCGGGAGACAATACTTTTACTCTCAGTGAAGTTATTAAATACACAGGCAAATCTACAAATACTTTAACAGGTTTAACTCGTGGATCTTCTGCACCGACTTACGGATTAACTCCGCAAGCTAGTACGGCAGGGGCTCATAGTGATTTAGATAAAGTATTTGGATCTTATAGTATTACTCCAATTAATATAACTGTTAACTATCCTGGTCAACCTTCAACCAAGACCGTTAGCAATCAATATACTTTTGTATTGGCTTCAGCAGCGACAAGTGCTACAACAGCAGGAGGATTTCCTTCTTTTGCAGGACCCGTAGGAGATAGACCATAATGGCATATACATTCGCAAATTTAAAAACAGATTTAAGAAGCTATACGGAAGTAGATGATACCGTTTTAACGGATGCTATTTGTAGTACTATTACTAAGAATGCAGAAAACAGAATTTATAGAGAAGCCGATAATGATGATAACCGATTCTATGCAACTTCTACTCTAACGATTGGAAATCGGTATGTAACAATCCCTGCTGATTTAAGGATTATTCGTTTTGTTCAACTGGCTAATACTAATGTAAGTCCCACAGCTAATGTTTTTTTGGAGAGAAAAGATACTTCTTATATGGCCGAATATTATAATACACCTTCCACAGCCTCAGGATTACCTAAATATTATGCAAATTGGGATGCCCTCTATTGGGTGGTATCTCCTACCCCTGATGCAGCTTATGAGATTACTTTGGCCTATATTAAACAGCCATCTACCATTACAGCATCAGATTCAACAACAACCTATCTGAGCAACAAATATCAGGATTTACTTTTGTATGCTTCTTTGCTAGAAGCATATGGATACTTGAAAGGTCCGCAAAATATGGTACAGTATTATCAGCAGTCATATCAGCAGGCTTTACAATCGTACGCGATAGAACAACAAGGTCGTAGACGCAGGGACGAATACCAGGATGGGGTTATTCGAACGCCTCTTAAATCACCACCCCCAACACAAGATTAGGAATAAATTATGGCAAATATAATACCAGACGCATTTAAATTAGAATTATTATCAGGTACGCATAACTTTGCAAGTGGAGGAAATACCTTTAAAATTGCTTTGTATGTAGATACTTTAGGTCCTCCCTATACAACAGCATCAACCGTTTATAGTACAACCAATGAAGTAAGTTCTTCAGGTACTAATTATGCGGCAGGAGGAAATGAATTAGATGGTCAAGGAGTAAGTGTTCCAGGAAGTAATACCGCTACTGTAGATTTTACCAATGAAGTTTTTTCTAATGTAACATTAACTTCATTAGGGGCGGCTATTTATAATTCATCCGCAAGTAACAAACTTTGTTTAGTTATAGATTTTGGTGGAAATAAAGTAGCAACTTCGGGAGATTTTACAATTCAATTTCCAGCCGATGCAGCAACAACTGCAATTATACAGGTAGCATAAGATGGCCTTAGTATTAAATAATAGAGTAAGAGAAACAACTTCAACAACAGGTACAGGAGCTGTTACTTTCGCAGGAGCGGTCGATGGTTTTCAAACTTTTGCTGCTGGAATTGGAAATGATAATACGACTTATTATACCATTTCATTAAATAGTGAGAATGAATGGGAAGTAGGATTAGGAACCTTAAATGGTGATAGTTCAACATTAACCCGAACTACAGTTTTGGAAAGTTCTAATTCTGATTCAGCAGTAGATTTTGCTGCGGGCTCAAAAGAAATTTTTTGTACATTACCCTCAGAAAAAGCAGTTTATTTAGACGCGAGTGATAATCAGGTAGGAGGCTTTACTAGTCTTGTAGAAGATACATCACCACAACTAGGGGGAGATTTAGATTTAAATTCACAGAATTTGGATTTTCCAACAGTTACAAATATTTCAGATTGTCTCGATGAAGATAGTATGAGTTCTGATAGTGCAACGAAACTAGCAACACAACAATCAATCAAGGCTTATGCCGATACAAAATTAGCCGCTGTTGTAGATGATACTTCACCCCAATTAGGGGGTGACCTAGATTTAAATTCACAGAATTTGGATTTTCCAACAACTTCAAATATTTCAGACTGTCTGGATGAAGATGCTATGGGTTCAAATAGTGCAACAGCACTAGCAACACAACAATCAATTAAAGCTTATGCTGATACTAAAGCATCATTAGGGGACGCTACGGCTCTGGCCGTTGCGTTAGGATAACAAGGAGAATAGATGGCAAACACATTTAAAGTAGTAACATTTGCGGCAGAACCAAACGTGGCTGCTACACCTTATAAAATGTACACAGTGGCTGGAAGCACTACTACTGTTGTACTTGGTTTGATACTTACTAATATTCATACATCAGCAGTTACTGTTGAGGTAGAACTTGTTAGTGATACAGCAAATAGAGGTGGAGCAAACAACGTTACAAACGGAACATCTTTTTTAGTTAAAGATGTTTCAATTCCATCAGGAAGTTCATTAGAGCTTTTAACTGGCGGAAAGGTTGTTTTAGAAACAACAGATTATTTAAACATTGATTGTTCTATAGCCGATAAAGTTTCAGGCTCATTGTCTATAATGGAAATAACGTAATAGGGAAATAATATGAGCTATATTGGCGCAACACCAGCTGAAAGTTATGCTTCCTTTTATGTTCAGCACTTTACAACAAGTGCAACGACCTCCTATGCTTTGGATTATCCAGTCGTAAATGAAAATGATTTAAGATTAGTAATTAATAATGTTGTTCAACAGCCAGGATCAAGTTATGCTTATACGGCTGCTGCATCAACCTTAACACTAAGTGCAGCAACAACTACAGCCGATACAATGTATACTGTCTTTTTAGGCAGAGCTTTACAGACGGTTAATCCCCCTGCCGATTCGGTAGGTGGATCTCAATTAGCTGATTCAGCAATTAGTGGTCAAACGGCGCTTGGAGCAGAACCTGCTGACACAGATGAATTTTTAGTATCCGATGCAGGGGCATTAAAGAGAGTAGATTATTCATATATTAAACCTGGCAGTGCTGATTATGTAAAAATAAAATCACAAACAGCATCAACAACAACCGCTATAGATTTTATAAATGGAACTAGCGATGTAGTCCTAGACTCCACATACAAAATCTATAAATTCTTTTTTTATAATATGAAACCAGCAACCGATGATACACAATTTCAAATACGAACATCTACTGATCTGGGGGTAACTTGGGATGAATTAATTGGTGGAAATTCTTATCCAGCTTTTGAACCGCCTGGTTCTAATACTTTTACTACTACTTCTTGGTCTAATGGTTCGATTGTTGGTGCGGTTGGAAATGCCGCGGCAGAAGATTGTAATGGCGAAGTTACACTTTTTAATCCTTCTGGTAGCGTTGAATTTACTAAACTGTCAGCTTACACTATTTCAGGTAGAGCAGATGGTCGAACTTCTGTGTATATAAATGTATTTAGAGCACAAGCGGCTGAAGATGTTGATGCTGTTAGATTTGAAATGGGAAGTGGAGATATGGCTTCAGGAACAATAGTTTTATATGGAATTAAATAGGAAATAATTATGGCAAGACATAAAATGGTAAATGGAAATAAAGTTTTCTTCACACAAGCTGAAGAAAATGAAAGAGATGCTAGAGAGGCACAATGGCTTAGTAATAACCAAGCTGAAAAAGATGCTGAAGCTGTATCAGTGGCAAAAAAAGCATCAGGTAAACAAAAACTCAAAGACTTAGGGTTAGATGACGAAGAAATAAAAGAATTAACAGGAGCATAATATGGCAATATCACTAGTAAACAATTTATCAATGAACCGATCTGATGCTGCAGTTGCAGATCAGGTATGGACAGCTACGTCTGCTACACTTTCAGATTTTCAAGCTCTTCCAGCATCAGCAGGCATGTGGACTAAAATCGTCAATAAGGAAATTACATCAAGTACAGCATCTCTGGAATTCGTTGATGGGACTGGTGGAGTCGTCTTTGATAGCACCTACCAGTACTATATGCTTATGTTTAGAAATTATGTTGGCACAGTTGCTGATAGAAAAATGGCTCTTGAGATATCGTTAGACACAGGTGTAAGTTGGAAATCATCAGGTTATGAAGGCTACTCTTATCAAAGTGGTTATGTTGATAGTAAGCGTCTATCGTATACTTATAGCATGATAGCAACACAGGAAATGGGTATTGTTGCTGGTGAAGGTGCATTTGGTTTTATTATGTTGGAAAATCCTTCTCAAACAAAACTGCCAACTTCCTTGTATTTAATAACGCAAGGACAAAACAGTCAGGACCCTCAAGGATATAATTATGTTGGTGGTGGTACTTATATGACTTCTACTGCTTATGATGGTATCCGAATTACAACATCAGGGGGTAGTGGAGCTATTGAAACAGTAGAGGCAACTTTATGGGGAGCAACTGATTAGGATAAAATTATGACCAGATATAAACTAAGAGGATATGAGAGAGAACCCCTGACAGCGGCAGAAGAAATAGCTGAAGATGAACGTCAAGCACAGTCAGCAATTAGAAGAGAAGCTGAAAAAGCAGCTGAAGATGCAAGATTGGCAAGTAAAGCATCAGGAAAACAAAAATTAAAAGATATTGGACTTGACGATGATGAGATTAAAGCATTAACAGGAGCATAAGATGGCAATAACAACATTAAACAATTTAGCAATCAACCGATCAGATACCGCTGCTGCGGATCAATTATGGACGGCAACTTCTGCTACCGCTACGGATTTTCAAGCAGCTGCTGCTGGTGGTGCTTGGACTTTTATCAAAGCACAGACTGCCAGTGCCAGTTCTTCTATTGATTTCGTAGATGGAACTTCAGATGTAGTTTTTGATGATACATACATAGCATACCAGTTAAAGGCATTTAGTGTTAAAGGTACTACAGACAAAGCAATTATGACAGTATTAGTTAGTAACGATACAGGTTCATCTTATGAAACGTCAGGTTACAAGACAAGAATGACACGTAATGGTGGAACTGTTGGCAATGGATATGTTACAACAGCTTTTATGTATGCAGATGATACAGGAACTGCTACTGGGGAAAATATGTCTTATACATTAGATTTTTTTAATCCAGCACAAACCTCAGATTATGCAAGAGGTATTTGGACTACTTGTTATAGTGATGAAAGTACTGCTGATTCATATATAACTTTAGGTGGGGCTATTTATGCAGTTGCTGGTGCTATTGATGCTTTCAGAATAATTATGAGTACTGGAA